ATATTAGGTAAAGATCTACACACCATTAAAACAAAAAAATTGACTCAAAGTAAAACAGATGTTAATATCCTTCCTAAAGAAATTATAAAGGAATATGGAAAGATTAAATTTATATGACGCCCAATTTTAGCTTTGTTTTTTTAGGTCAATCTATTTTAAAATATCAAGTTCCTCTTGAAGTCTTTGTGGGGCTTAATGAACTTTACGAAACTCAAAAGAAACATTTACCCAATGCCAATAAACAACTCGCAGGAAAAATTCCGGATGAGGTTTCGTTATTTTATTCAGGACCTAATAGTAAGAAGATGCATCAACATAGTTATGTCTCTGACGATGTTTTAAAATGGTTCTATTCTATTTTTGACCATTATTTAAAATGGAATAAAACTAAAGAATATAATATGAATATTAATTCCATCTGGGTTAATGAAATGAAAGCAGGAGATTATAATCCAGTGCACATTCATCAAGGAAGAATTTATACCGGACTTTCTTCAGTGATGATTCTTAAACTTCCTAAAGATATGGGACCCGAACTTACCAGACCTGATCAACCGATGAATGGACAACTTCAAATTATGGGAAGTGCTTCAGGTCAATTTGTAACGGCTGACTATTCTCCGAAAATGAAGATTGGCGATTTCTATGTTTTTCCTTACGATGTAAGACATTGTGTTTATCCTATGACTAATAAAAAAGCCAAACGAAGAACACTGGTTTGTAATGTGGATGTTGAGTATGATCCGGTTGCTTCAAGGACGTCTGGATAATGTTTGAACCTAAATGGAAATCTTTATTAGCTAATACCGTAGGGCCTATATTCACACCGGCGCAGTGTCAAGATATTATTAACATGGGCCATCAGCAAAAAGCAGAAAAAGCTCAGGTAGGGCATGCCCAAAAGGCAGGTGGAAACTATGATACTAAAAAAAGAATTACCACTATTAGCTGGATTCCTTTTAAAGCGATGCCAGACATGTATAGAATTATTGAACGTACCATGCTTCAAGTCAACGGCAATCACTTTGGTTATGACGGAATGAAACTTACAGAAGTCGCTCAATTTACCGAATACCCTAAAGGAGGGTTTTATGACTGGCATATGGACGCTGATGTTAACTGTCAGTTTGAACCTCCTATTAGAAAAATCTCCATGACCATTTTACTTTCCGATCCTTCTGAGTTTGTTGGTGGAGACTTAGAATTTATGAGTGAAGGTAATAAACCCCCTCAATTGATGCAAGGGCAAGCTATTTTCTTTTGTAGTCTTATTCGTCATCGCGTAGCTAAAGTTAAGAAGGGAGTTCGTCGATCGCTCGTCATGTGGTTTGGAGGACCTCCATTTAAATGAACCGAGAAATTTTATTCCCGACTCCCATTTATATGAAAATGGTTAAGGATCCTAAAAAACTCAATAATTATTTATATCCCCTGATTAAAGCCTGGAGTAAAAAAAATAAAAGTGAAACTAAAACGAATGCGGGGGGTGGTTGGCATAGTCCCACCAATATGAATTTTAAAAAAGAATACCAACCTTTAACGGATGAGCTCTTTGCGATGCAAGAAGAAGTCTATAAAGATTATGGTATGGAACCCAAACCCGGACTCGGCAATATGTGGGCTAATATTAACTATCCCGGTGCCTATAATAAGCAACATATTCATCCCAATTCTCACTGGTCGGGGGTTTACTATATCAAAGTTCCTAAAAATTCAGGAAGACTATTTGTTGAAGATCCAAGACCTGGACCTAATATTATATTACCTAGACGACTTAAAGGAATACCCAGAGCCCTTTGGCGGGTGGTCGTTTATCCTGCTATCGAAGGACAAATGATTATGTTTCCGGGATGGCTGCCGCATGGAGTTGAGGTGAATGAATCCAAAGAAAAAGGAGAAAAGGGATGGAGAGTTTCGGTTTCTTTTAATTTTATTCAACTGAATGCAGAAGGAAAATTAGGATGAGTTTTAAAACCAAAAAGTATCAAGTCATTAAAGGAGCCCTTTCCAAAGAGCTCGCCAACTTTATCTTTAACTATATGATGCTACAGCGAGATGCCGTGGATTTTACGATCAAACATCAAAAAGTAAATCCTTATAATCCTTTTATAGGTAGACGCGATGATCAACAAATACCCGGAACTTATTCTAAATATGGAGATTGGGTTATGGAAACTTTACTCATGTATATGATTCCTATTATGAAAGCCAAGACAGGATTAGAACTTATTCCAACATACTCATACACCCGACTATATGAAAAAGGAAATATTTTACATCGACATAAAGATCGCCCGAGCTGTGAAGTTTCTACGACTCTACATTTAGGGGGAGACGCATGGCCTATCTTTTTAGATCCCACAGGGGCGGATAATATTTTATCCGGAAGAGAAACCACAACGGTGGTGAAGCCTGGCGCTCCTAAAGGAGTTCGAGTCGATTTAAAAGTAGGGGATATGCTTATTTATTCTGGATGTGATCTGGAACACTGGCGAGAACCTTTTGAAGGCAATGTGTGCTCTCAAGTTTTTCTGCATTACAATCATGCTAATGGTCCTTTTGCCAAGACCAATTTATATGATAAAAGACCTTTATTAGGCGTTCCCAAGTAATGGCTTTAGTTCGTGTGACTTTGGGCGGGAAACGTCTGGGGTATGTCAGGAATAATAAAGCAGGATCCACCACCATTATTAATTATTTAGGTCAGCTTCTCTGGAACGAGAAACCTACCACGTATAGTGGCACCAATGTTCAAGATTTTTGTGGCGATGATTCCTATATTGGACGCGAAAAAGGTTTTGAATCCTACCATAAAGAACTTAAAGATTGTGAGATAAGAATTGCGGTTTATAGAGATCCCGTTGATAAGATCATTAGTGGCTTTTATTATTGTCAGGAACAATATCCTAACCTTAATAACTTAGATCATTTTCTAGACACCTATAGTGAGCATTTATCTAAAAACAATTACATCCGTATTCATTGCCGAACTAATACAGCCATGTTGGGTCCTGATCCAAGTCTCTATACTCATGTGTGGAACATGAAAGAGATTGATACCAAGCTCCTTCCTTTCTTAGAACAATTAGGTGGGAAAAAGATACAGAAAACAAGGCTCAGGGAACACCCTCCCAGACTTATTACTGAGGCCCAGGAAGCAAAAGCTAAAGAAGTTATGGCTATAGACTATCAAAACGGCTGGTGTAAAGAGTTGATCTCCACAAAAATATAGTATAATTTGTCCTAAACGGATTTTTCTATGCTACATAAGATCAGATTAAAACCTGGATTAGATAAGCAGTCCTCAGATACAGGAGCAGAAGGTAAGTGGGTTAACGCCGATTACTCTCGATTTAGATATGGCTTTCCTGAAAAAATTGGAGGATGGCAACAACTGGTATCCGATAAACTTATTGGAGCCGGTCGTGATCAACATACCTGGGTGGATTTAGCAGGTAATAGATACGCTGCAATTGGAACTAATAAATGTTTATATATTTATTATGAAGGTGCAGTCTATGACATCACTCCTCTAGATACAGGCAGACAACAAACCAGCTGTACTTTCACTATGGTGAGTGGAGATGCAACCGTTACTCTTACAACAGGGTCAGCTCATGGCGCTGATGTGGGAGATATTATTTTATTAGATTCTGTTACTGTTCCTGGAGGCACAGGATTTACGGATGCTGATTTTGAAGATATTTTATTTGAAGTAAAAAATGTACCGAGCGCTACGACCATGGAAATTGAAATGGGTAGTAATGCTTCGGGAAGTGCTACAGGAGGATCCACAACCATAGATTTTTATTATGTTATTGGACCGATCAGTCAAGGCTATGGTTATGGTTGGGGTACCAATACTTTCGGAGGTTATACAACTCCGGTTACATCAACGACTATTAATAATGGAGGGGTCTTAGCTGCAGGAGCAAGCTCTTGTACTTTTACTAGTACGGCTGCTTTTCCAACCACAGCTGCAGGAGGTGGAACGATTTTAATAGAGAATGAATTAATTACTTATACAACGAACAACACTGGAACCAACACCCTTTCTGGATTTAGTCGAGGAGCAGGAGGAACCAGTGATGTGGTTCATGCGAACGGAACTTTAACTCGTGATGCCACAGACTTTGTCGGTTGGGGTAGCGCAAGTACGAGCTCTAATATTGTAATTGAACCCGGTCAATGGAGACTTTTAAACTATGGTGAAGACCTATTAGCTTTAGTTCATAATAAAAAAATATTTAAATGGGAGCCTTCGGTTCCTAATCTAAATGTAA